CGTAAGCTTCTAGTTACTGGAGTTACAATGACAGCGACATATGTTGTTATTGATTACGTGATGAAGAGCGAGGAATGCCGTGGTTTGGCTTCCTGGCTGTGTGAGTATCTCTCTGAGGACCCCGTAATTTGCTCGGACCTCTCTAGAGATGCATTTGCACAAACTGAAGTGCCTGATGTTACCTTTACACCAGGCCACACTCATCCTACCGCTGCCGCGTTGCGGAACGCTGCGCGGGCCTTTGCTGATGATGTTGCCGCATTTGTCGGGGTTGACTTGTACAACCTCCAAATGTCGAAAGCTGATCAGCGACAGGACCGCACGGGTTCGCGCCAGTGGTATTGGGCGAAAGACACCAATGTGGAAAATCAAGATGATCTTCCTTTGCCTTCGGACATGAAGTTTCTCTGTGACGTTGACTACTATGTTGACATGCCAGAGTTGCTTGTGGAAGAGGCGAAGCCAATCCTGATGTACACGTCGGTGCCAGTTGAGGCCGCAATGACAGGGCAAGAAGACAGTTCCACCTGCTTCAGCGAAAACGGAGTTTTTAACACGTTAGTAGCAGGAGGCGGAGGGTATCGTCATCTTCTCTGGAATTATGGCTTTGACTCACTTGCTGCGAGACGCAAGAACTTCCTTGGTTTGACCACGGAGATGGTAACTTATGCTGTTGAGCGTAAGCAGGTCTCCGAACGGCGCCAGGTTGTCTTGTTGGCTCCCATCAAAGTGTTTCGAGGTTTCGCTGCCGTGATCGCAGATTGGATCATTGCAGGTCACCCTAGGCTTGATAGGCTTAACCCTGTTGTCACCGTCCGTGACGGCAGCAAGTTCATCCGATTGCGCATCCAGCGCCGTGATGGCATGTATGTTTCGACTGCACGCCCTGACTCTTTCTTGTCAGCCACGGTGCCGGCTGTTATTGATGATACTATTGCTGGCGTCGCCCGACTTAGTGTGACTAACATTATGATGCCCACTGTGGCGTCATGGGTTGGACCCGAGAACAAGGCTGCCGCTGTGGTGCTCACTGAGTACCATCGTTTGGCGGCCCCCAGTGTTATTCCAACGGTTTTTCCGGTGGAAACTGGTGTTCGTGCCTATCAATACGACCCTCCTAATTTCGATCAGGAGGCTAGACCCAAGTTGCAAGCGTTTATGTCACCGATTGTTCATGGTGCCCATTGTCCTGTCTTCAATAAGGCAGGCGAGCAGGCAGCTGTTGACGGCCGTATTAATGGCCTGAAGCAGCCTGAGCCAAAGAAAATGAAGTTTCGTAGCCGCTGCGCGGATGAGTTTGCGGACCTCGTATTGCACGGGGTCGTGTTGGAACCAGTCGATTACGAGTTTGTTGAAGCGAAGCAAACCAGGCCGGCCCAAAAGCTATCACTCGCCAAGGCGGTACTCTCAGGACCATTCCTTGCGAGAGTGATTAGGTGCTTTGGGAAATCTGAGTCGTATTCTGATGTCAAGGATGGACGTATCATTTCAACTTTTAATGATGCGGACAAACTAGACATGGCTATGTTTATGCATGCCTTATCAGAACACTGCAAGCAGTTCCCTTGGTACGGGCCCGGGAAGACTCCTTTGGAAATCGCCACGCGTGTCATGGAAATATGTCGTGATGCCATGTTCGTCAACCTTTCAGATTGGAAGAGGATGGACGGGTGCATTACGTACACCATGAGAGATTGCGTGGACCGGAGGATTTGCATGAAGGCTTTTGTGAATCATCGGCCTAAGATGAATGAATTGCTCAAAACGAACTCCGATAATAGAGGCGTCACGCCAACTGGCGTCTCTTTCGATCAGGGACCAGCACAAGGATCTGGCTGCTCCGGTACTAGCGTACTTCAAACGCTCCGGTCAGCCTTCGCAACCTATCTCGCTTTCCGAAAGCTTGGGATGTCACCATTGGACGCCTTCCGCGCCCTCGGTATCATCTTCGGCGACGATGGTGTCAACGCCAACCTCCCCCTTGCTGCACTGGAGTGGTCTGCAAAGGCCACAGGCCTCCGGATGGATGCATCAGTGGTGGATCGTGGGTTCCCAGGGGTCAATTTCCTGGCACGCGACTATTCACCAGCAGTGTGGGAAGGCAGTCTTGACAGTATGTGCGACATCAAGCGACAAATCTCCAAGTTCCATACAACAGTGCGCTTACCAGATAATGTGTCACCTATCGACAAGCTCGTTGAGAAGTCGATGGGGTACCTGGCAACAGATTCTAACACACCAATCATTGGTGAGCTCTGTCGGAAGGTGCTGTCGGTGTGTCCCTTTGGGCCCCGACGCGTACTTGGAGTTGCTCATTGGTGGTCACGCTTCGAGGCATCCGACCAGTATCCAAATGTCAATGATGGAAACTGGATGGACGCTGAATTGGAACGTAAGTACCCTGAATTCGACCGAGAGATTTTTAATATCTGGTTGGATTCGGTCTACACACCCGCGAACCTACTTGAAGCTCCGCTATGTACAGAAATCAAGCCTCCCACACCTGCCAAGGTTGCCGTCGTCGTCGATGGTGACATCTTGCCAGCAGCTGAGGAAGTCGACGTCGACAAAACATCCAAGCCCCAAGAATCGGCCCCAACAAAGAAAAAGCAAGAAAAAGGAAGCCGGACTGATCGCAAAGTCCCCCCAAAAGTCCTCAGAGAAAAGAAAAAGAGTAAAGGTAAAGTTAATCCCTCAAAACTCTAAG